ATAATGTGCATTTCTGGACTGTACTCACCGATATCCCAGAGTATCTGCTTACATAGCTCACGGTCAGCGTGTAGATCCTCGCTATAAGCCAGAGGTGTGCCTTCACTCCATTTGCTAATCGATTGAAAGTCAATCTCATCACCAACAACCAATACAGAGTCAAACTTTTCCCTCCTGGCTAGCTTGATAACGTTCTTTACCGCAGAGTCCAATTGGTATGGGACCTGAAGGTCTGAGATTACTAACCAACGCTTAATCGTCATCCGTTTCTGTCGGATCTAATGTTGGGATGATTGCATCGGGTTTGTCATTAGCAATCCAGTCAGGTAGCGAGTTAGGTTCTTGCATAAAGAACCAGGCAATCTCGTTACTGAATCCAGCCTTCTTTGCAGCCTTGTATATCTCATGCTTTGTAATCATAAAGACATCAAGTTTAGATAAAGGATCAGGTGATTTACGCACCACTCGCCTATTAACCTTCTTGCGCTTACGTGTGGCAGCCATAATAAAATTATCGCTTACTAATTAGAATAAATAGATCATCAACACGCTGTTCTAGCCGAGTTAATTGATCCTTCATACTGGAGCCTCCGTTAGGCCTCAATTCGTTTAGCCAGCCCTTAACTAAGAAACGTAGCCCGATCAGCACGCCTGTTAGCACGGCTATACCGCCAGCACCAAAGGATGCCCATTCGGCAGCACTCATTTTTTAGGAGTTGCATAGCCAAACACGCCAGCTAGTACGGCCCACAATACGGCTCGGTAATCCGCTGCGAAGTTGGATGCTGCCCAAGCTGATAGAAATGCACCAGCGGTCAGTATGTAAGGGTTTTTCATGTTCATATTTTGCCTCCTAGTAGGGGTATATCAAACGCTCTGCCATCTTGATCTCCAGCCTTTGTAAAGCTGATGTGTATGTGCTTTGTGTGTTTATTAAAGCCTGAATATTTACGCCATTTGAAATTAAGGATTTTGCTAGCAATCATCCCATTATGGATTACGTACGATATACGTTTATCGGTCTTAGCACAGATCCTGATTTGGTCAGCCAAATATACTGAGAGCCCCTCGGATGAATCCAACCTAGAATCAATATCAATGGCTCTGACACATCCACTGCTGTCTGGATTATGATCCGATTTTCTGGCAGCGTGACGAGCATCGCCAAGCCACCCATCACTGGAAGTGCGCCTATCTGGATACCAGGTAGTAACGGCATCTCTTAAAGTATCAGCTGCTTTACTCAGCCAAGGACTTGGCATTATGTTCCTCGTTTGTGCACTCCCATTTGGCAGCCTTAGCATTTAATACCGCTTCATCGTGGCATTTAGGATAGATAAAAATATCTTCTGAAGGTAAATAGACCATATTTGTACCAGCGTAATTACCTCTGATTTTATTATTGTATGAAGTGCGTTTACAGGTTTGACCTCTAAAATTGCCATACCAAGTTTCAGGATCTAAACCTTCAATAGTTTGAGTTTCATCAATACCTGTAATTACTTCTGTAACTACATTGTTTTCATCTAAAAATGCGTAGTGTGCCATTATGTAAAACTCACATTTCCAGTACCAGCTGTAAAAGTGGTTACTTTATTAGATCCAACTGTTGTTGTTGATGATGTTAATCCACCACCTACTGTTATTGTGTTAGCGGACGGATAACTAACAATTACTATTCCAGATCCACCATTACCACCAGATGGAGTTATATTAGCAATTCCACCACCGCCACCACCGCCAGTATTTGCTGTGCCAGGATTGTTTGAGCCAGCACCGCCACCACCGCCAGTTCCGCCTGAACCATATCCGCCGCCATTACGAAGTCCACCACCACCGCCACCTGCATAAGTAACAGATGAACCTGTAATTGATGAACTTAAACCATTTCCACCATTACCACCTTGATTTGAATTAGGGGCAGATTGACCTGCTGCACCAGCACCACCGCCACCACCGCAAGCATATTCGGCAACTACTGGGCTAATACCATTACCACCTGCATAACCCTCACCTGATGGAGATGCGCTTCCACCTGTTTGACCATAACCACCACCGCCACCTGATCCACCGTTACCTGGACTGTGTCCATAAGCTGTGTCATCGCCACCAACTCCACCACCAGTAGAAGTTATTGTGGCAATTACTGAATCAGCACCATTACTATAATTTGATGCACCACCTCTATTACCACCTGCACCGACTGTTACTGTGTAGTTAGATCCAAAATTAAGATTTAATGCAGAGCCACCAATAGAAGTTCTAAATCCACCAGCACCGCCACCGCCACCAATTTGTGATCCGCCACCACCACCGCCTGCTACGCATAAATAATCAACTACAATAGATGGTGCGCTAAATGCGCTTAAAGTACCTGCAATTATATTACCTATCATTATCCAATAGCTCCTACAACAACCCAAGTATCTGTGCCAGTTTTTAAACATACTGCTGATTTGTAAGTAGTTATAGTTGGGGCTGCAGAACTTGAACCAGCACTTACTACTGTTGTAGTACCAGAAGTTACTGCACTAATTGTGCAAGTTCCTACACCTAAATTTAATACTGTAATAGCAGTTCCTGTTGGGAATGCCACAGATGCGTTAGTTGGAATCTTAAAAGCATTAGCAGATGCATTATTCATTGTTACTAATACTTGGTATTGATCTGTTGATACAGCTGTGTAAGTTGTACCTGTTTGGGTATTTGAGGTGAATGCCACAAGGCCGTTGAACATGCCTGATGTAAGTACATCACCAGTTACTGCTGGAAATCCTGTTGCCATTATTGCTCCTTAATAAGATAAGACGTTTTGTCCTAAGACACCGTAATCTACGTTGCCTATTATAAACCCATCTATGACAGGTTCTAGTGTTGTAAAGGTAGTTTTCCAACTATTCGGAGTAATGTTCATCGCTACACCGAAAATCTGCAGAGTCTTGTCTAGGGTAGATCCACCTGGCTGAGTGGTAATTACTGTGATTGGATCAAAGAAATCTAGGTCTAGGGCTGCAATAGTGCCTGCGGTGTAATCAGCCGTGTATAGGTCAAGCTCTATAGCATCGCATCGGATAGAGGTTTCAGCCCTCGAAGCGGTATAAGCAAGTGCATAATCAAGTGCCACGCTGTCGCTTTGCATAAGTAGGCCATCTAGAAAATATGAGTGTAAGAAGTATTTATCTATTGAAGGCTGATTAGTAGCCACCTGGGCAGTGCCACCTGATCTAGTAACTGTGGCTTTATTAAATATAAGGCTATCGTCTAACTTCCATACGGCATTGGCGTATCTAATACCAGCACCGTTATCACTAAATAATGTAGCTGTAGCACCAATAGATCCTACAGTTACAGATCGGTCTTGAAATACAAATGATCCGTTAGCATCAACATAAATAGCACCATACTCACTATCGGCCACAGTCTGCAAAGCACCTAGTGATGTTCTATTAGTACCTGGATCATTTTGTAATGTAGTAAGACCTGCATCCACATCACGCTGAGTGTTAGGCCAGTCAATAGTATTTAAGATTTGATTAACACGTGTGCCTGATAGATCTCCAGCACTAGCACCTGTAACTGTAGAGATCTGGGCATTCTGGGCTAGACGGTAAGCATCTACAGCTGTAATGGTTGTATAGGCAACTTCTGTTGCATCTTTAGGCTGAACGTTTACATAAGAGGTAATAAAGCCTGAAAAGATTGGATAAGTTACTCCTGAGTAGGTTGCAGTTATCTGCACCTTTTTCATTGGAGTTAAAAGATTTGCGTAAGGTGAATCTGGGTTTTGGGGATTGAAGTCTCCATTTTGATCTACTATGCGAAGACTTAAATTACCTGTAGAGAATTGATCTGATATGGCATTACGGCCACGTCTAGTCTGCACCATATTGACTTGATTAGATACATCAACAATAACCGCAACAGTATCTGCTAATACGTTTATACCTAATTGACCAATATCAATCTGCATAGCCTGAGCTGTGGCAGGTCCAGTAGAGAAGTTAATAATTGCATTTATTACAGGTACTGCCATTATGGTATAAATCCAGCAGGCGCTAGGTCTCCATTTTGTTTGTAGATTCTAAGTAGTGCATCTTGGATAGCGTTGTCCATCTCGCTAAGGGCTAGGACTGATCCTTCTACGTTTACGTTAATGGTAGGAGATGCGGCCATATTTTGGGCAATTTGAGTTGATCTATTGCTAGGCAAATTACCATAAAAATCACTTGCGCTTGGTATGTCATAACCAGATTTAACTGTAGTTCTTAATTTTTCTAGTAATGTAGGAATAGTTACTTCTGCTATTTGTGCCATATTATTATTTAAGGCTTGAGTAACTACGGCTGCAGTAGTAGCATCTGGATAAGTAGGCCCAGTATAACCAGTGCCACCCTTACCTAGTTGTGAATTACCATAAGTCTGTGATGCAGAAGTCATAGCATTAACATAGTTTTTTATATCCTGGGCGCTAGACAACCAAGTTAATGCTCCTAATTTAAATGAGGCAGCCAGATCATTAGCTGCTTTGGCAGCATCTAGTTCGGCGTTATATTTTCTGGCCAAAGCCTCATTATTGTCTAGGATTGCTATCTGAGCCTTTATGCGTAATTTAGTCTCTTCATCCGTGGCATTGTTAAGGGCTGTTGTTAATCCTATACGCTCTAGATCAAACTTATCTTTAAGTTTATCTATTTCTGTCTTAGCCTTTAATGCTGCATTTTCTGCTGTGCGGTAAGTAGCAGAATCTTTAATTAACTTAGCTTCTTTAACTCTATCAGCCAGGCGTTTTTGACCTAATGTACGGTTTTCCATCTCGCTAATAGGCTTGCGATCTTTGCCTATGTCGTAAGCAATTAACCCTGCAGTACCTAGTATCAGTTGCTTCTTGCCTAGAGTCAGTAAGGCTGCAATAGCCAATAAAAACTTACCAACATCGCTGTCAATTATTTTCTTTACTTCACCTATTAAGGTTCCCATACCCCTAGATGTATTAGCAATAGCAGTGGCAAAACTGTTCATAGAGTTAGTTGCCTGGTCTATTGAGTTATCCTTGCCAATAACAGTTAGGGCATCTATTAAACCTTTACCTATAATCTCAGTTGCATCAGCTGCTGCGACCTTTAATAAATCCATCTTGCCTGCGTAGGTAGTTAATCTTGCTTGGGCCTGGCCAGCAAACTTTTTGTCAAGTGCTGCCATTATTTTATTCATGTCGCCACTTGCGATGGTGGCCTTGTCTAATCCTGTGCCTAATCTTGATAAGGCTGTAGTAGTACCTGATGCGCCTTTGGCTATTGCTGCCACTACGCTTTCTAAGTCTTTACCTGTGCCTGCGCTGACGTTTAATGCGGTCTCTAAAGCTTTTTGGCTTAGAGTTACTGATCCTGTAGCGTTTAATAATGTCTGAAATGCTGGGCGTAATTGATCGTCTAATACTCCGTAAAGACCCTGTAGTTTAGCAATGTAACGTTCTACTTCATCTACTCTAAATGCGTTACCAGTATTTTCTAACTGTACAGCTAAAGATTTAGCAGCCTTCTCATCGGCTGCAAATGCATTGATTGCTTTCTTAGAGAATGCCACGATTGCGGTAGTAGCAAATACTCGGTTAAATGTTTTACCTAATTGCTGGGCTTGTTTATCAAAGGCTGATAGATCCTTTTGACCCTTTTTAAGTGCCTTACCATTAAAGGTGGCAATAGCGGAGACGACTACGTTGGCCATTATGCTGCCTTCTTAATCTCGGTGGCTTTATTAAAATGTATGGCGGTGGCATTTATTGCGTTTAAGATTGCTTCATAAACTTTAGGACTATCCTGGGCCCAGGCTTTATAGATTAAACGACCCTTAGTCTTGCGACCACCGCCCCTAATATCTTTAATCTTTGGTTGTGATGTTACTGGTTCTAACGCAGCTATAAATTGCTGGCTAGCAAATGGATTGGCTGAGTTATACTCTCTAAATGCTTTACTACGCTTTGACTTTAAAGTGTATGTACCACTAGCGCCTTTAGATGGAGTCATCTGAAATGGGGCACGGCCTTGTGGATTTAGACGGCCTGCTACTTCATAGATTGCGCCAGGTCTGCTGGCGTTGTACACATAGTTACTTACCTTAAAACCATTTTGAAATGTTTTATTTTCTCCTGAGTTGTAACCAATACCAGCCCTGGCTACGCCTGCATCATATTTAGGAAAGTTACCAGGCGCACCTGTCGCTTTAGCCCAGCCCGATAATACTTCTGTATTGCTAGGCACAAATCCCTTAGCCTTAAATGCTACGCCTCGCATTAGAGGATCAATAGCTGTTCTAATGCGAATACGCATATCTTCATCAATAAACTCTAAGCCTTTAAGAACATCTTTAATGCCTACGACCTCTACTGGCATTTCTGATCTCCTTTGCTCG